TCGTGGCGCCGAACGGCGGCCCGAACCGCCACGCGCGCCGCGCCGCTGTCGTCAGGGCAAGGACCTAGTGCGCGCCGTGGGACAGAACTGGGGCGACGGCGAGCGGCGCGTCGCTGCCGTGGGGCCGGAGGACCGGGACGCGATCCGGAGGGCCGTCGCAGACGGACGGACGCATGCCGAGATCGCCGCGTCTTTCGGCGTCGGCAAGGGGACGGTGTTCCGGATCGCCCACGAGGGCCGGAGCCCTAGACGGCCGGGGCTTTGGGACGCGTACGTCGCCCACGGGGAGCACAGGCTGTCGCTGGGCGAAGTCCTTGCCGACACCATGGAGGCGGCGCTTGCCGCGGCGCGAGAGCGAACAAAGACCCTTGCGGTTTGCGTTGGCCCGTCTCAGGCTGGACTCTCACGAACGGCCGCGAGCGGCGGCCAGAGAAAACGACCCAAGGGGCCCGAGACATGATCCGACGAAATCTCTTCCCCGCGCTTCTGTTTCTCGCGCTTGCGGGCAACGCGCACGCCACATCGCCAGACCCTGTGGCGAACCGGATCAACGGCCTTCTTGACGCGTCCGGCGTTGCCAGTCGCGACGTGGGCTACATCACCAAGCGCCTGCTTGCTGAACAGGCGGCCGACTACCAGATCTATTTTGACGAGGGCGCCGCGAAGGGCTGGGCCATGGTCCAGGCCGATGGCACCGCGTTCTCGGGCACCGCGCTAGAGGTCAACCTCGGCTACGCCGGGCCCTATCGGCTCGGGGTTGTGCTCGGGATCACCGGCACGATCATTCCGGCCACCGAGGCCACCGGTCTAGACATCACCGCAGACGCGAGCGCGGCAAACAACGACGCCGTTGAGTTGTTTGGTGGCATGCTTGGGGCGAGCGGCCGGCCGTTCATCGTCGGGACCGATCCCGCGTTTGGGTTCTGCGCGGGTCTGAAGATCCACGACGTGTCGGGCTCGGACAACCTCCTGGTCGGGTTCCGCACCGTCACGATCCCGGCAGCGGCGCACACGAGCTACACGGACTTCGCTGCGATCGGCAACGTCTCTGGGACAATCAAGATCACGACCGATCTCGCCAACGCTGGTGAGACCGTCACGTCGACAACCGACAGCTGGGCCGACGACGCGACCAAGACACTCTGCGTGAATGTTTCGGGCGCTGGCGTCACGACCTACACCGTCAACGGCGCCGCCCCGACGGCCACGGCGGCCTTCACGTTTGGCGACGGCGCCTCTGTTATCCCGTTCATCTACGTTCTGCAGGACTCGGATCTTTCTGACGACACCCACCTGATCTCGTGGGTCGTCAAGTCGCTGTAGCGTGGCTGCGCGCACCACAGCCAAGCTCCGTGCGCAGATAGTCGCGATGCTCCGCACTGGGGCGTCGCAGTATTCGGTGGCAAGGGCCACAGGCGCGTCGGTATCTACCGTGTGCCGGATCGCGGCAGCGGAGGGGGTCGACCCCGACCCAGCGCGCTCGGCCCAGACGGCCGCGGCCACGGACTTCACGCAGGCGAAGCAGCGCGCCCTGATGAACCGCCTGGCGGCCAAGGTAGACAGCATGATCGATGGCGCAACCACACACCAGGCGATCCGCGACCTGTGCGTTGCTGGAGCAATCGTCGTCGATAAGCGCCGGCTGATGGACGGCGAGGCGACAGAAAGGGCCGAGTCTAATGCCGTCGCCGAACTCTCTCGCCGTCTCGCTGTCGTCACTGAGCGCCGGGGAGCTGGCTGAGGTTCTCAGGGGGCTTACCGAGGCCGATGCCGAGGAGCTCCTCTACGACTGGCGCCTCTGGGCTCGGCCGGAGCAGCTGGCCCCGGCGAGCGCTTGGTGGCTGTGGATGGTCGAAGCCGGCCGCGGGTTCGGGAAGACCCGCAGCGGGGCGCAGTGGGTCATCCACAAGGCCCACGAAATGCCGCGCAGCCGCGGGGCGCTCGTGGGGCGCACGGCCGCAGACGTCAGAGACACCATGATCGAGGGAGAATCAGGGATCCTGGCGTGCTCCCCACCCTGGCGCAGGCCACGGTACGAGCCGAGCAAGCGCCGGCTCACCTGGCCGAACGGATCGATGGCGACGGCCTACTCTGCCGACGAGCCGAACCTGCTGCGCGGCCCGCAGCACCACTGGGCTTGGAGTGACGAGACAGCCGCGTGGGCCTACGAGGACGCGTGGGACCAGCTCATGTTCGGGTTGCGTCTCTCGTACATGCGGCCAGACGGGCCGTCGCTGCAGCCACAGTGCGTGATCACCACGACCCCCAAGCGCCGCAAGTTCCTCCGCGCCCTCAAGAAAGACCCAGGCGTCGTGGTAACCAAGGGCAGCACCTACGCGAACAAGGAGAACCTCTCGCCCGTGTTCATGGCGCAGATCGTCCGCAAGTATGAGGGCACCACGCTTGGCCGCCAGGAGCTCGAGGCCGAGGAGTTGGACGATGTCCCGGGCGCCCTCTGGAAGCTGGCGCCCATAGAGGCCGCACGCGTGAAGACAGCGCCGGAGTTGTCCCGTGTCGTGGTGGCAATCGATCCTAGCGCGTCCAGCGGCCCAGACAGCGACGAGGCCGGGATTATGGTGTGCGGTAGGGGGCGCGACGGCCGCGGCTATGTGCTCTCTGACCTCTCCGGGACCATGAGCCCCGACGAGTGGGCGACCGTGGCCGTCAAGGCGTACAAGGACCGCAAGGCCGACCGAGTGATCGCCGAGACGAACCAGGGCGGAGACATGGTGGAGCTCACACTGCGCACGGTGGACCGCTCGGTCGCCTACAGGGGGATCCACGCCAAGCGTGGCAAGGCCCTTCGAGCCGAGCCCGTGGCGGCGCTCTACGAGCAGGGGCGCGTGAGTCATGTTGGGGCGTTTCCTTACCTCGAGGATCAACTGTGCTCGTGGGTGCCTGGGTCGTCTGACTCGCCCGACCGACTCGACGCGCTGGTGTACGCGCTCACGGAGCTGCTGGTGGAACCTGGCGCCGACGCGGCCCGGGGCATGGGCGGCGAGGACTGGAGCCACGAAGAATGAAAGAGAGCGCACGCAAGACGGTTGACCGAACAGTCGACGCGCGGGCCAAGGCCCTCACTGCGCAGCTCTCGAGGCTGCTGCGGGGGCTCGCGATCGTCGAGGCCCGCAGGATCGGCCGCCGCCTGCAGGCTGTCGGGATCAAGCGCACGCTGGACGAGGTCCGCAAGGGCAGGGACGAGGACGAGGCAGCGCGGATCGCAGAGCAGATCGCGGAGGTGCTCCGCTCCTACGGGCTGCAGCAGATGCAGGACGCCGGCGTGTCGGCGGCGGCGAGCGCTGGCGTTGTCTGGATCGCTCCTCCGCAGACTCTGATCGACTTTGTGGCGTCCAAGGATGTCCGGATCCAGGCGATCCTGGAGGAGACACGTGCAGAGGTGCGCGCCTCCGTCCGGGACCTGCTGTCGCATGCCCTCGCGCAGGACGCGACGCCTAGCGCCGGCACTCTTGCGCGACGAATCAAAAACACGTTCCACGGCCAGGAGGGCGCCGGCGGCCTGCTCCGCGGGATCGAGCAGGACGAGATCAAGGGGATCCTCCCGACGGCCCGCTATTCAACGGCAGACGGGACGCTGTACGCGTTCAGCCCTGAGCGCGCGGCGCTGATCTCTCGCACCGAATTGTCGCAGGCAGAAAACACCGGGATCTTCGAAGGCTATCGGGCCGCGAACGTTGGGGAGATCGAGTGGCTCTCTCTGTCGAGAGACGCCGGGGCGGCAGGCGGCCGGCGCCACGACATGATGAACGGCAAGCGGACCACACTGGGGGTCCCGTTTGTGACGCCGCTCGGCAACAGGATGCAATACCCCGGCGACCCCGAGGCCCCGATCGGAGAGACCGCGAATTGCCGCTGCACTCACGTTGCAGTGCTCGGCCCGCGCCGCCGTCGCCCTTGACCGCAGTCTGTGGCCCGTCACAGGCTCGGCTCAATGTCTGAGTCGCTATCTCCTCCCGGCAGCGACATCGGCACGGTGCTGGCGGAGGCAGGGGCGACGGGCCTTGAGCAGTCCGCCGGCATTGTCCACGAGGAGTTCCACAAGCAGCTGCAGGGCGCTCGTGGGGTGCGCGTCTATAAGCAGATGCGCGACAACGAGCCGATCATCGGCGCATGGATGTACGCTGCCGAGCTCCTGATCCGATCGACGTCGTGGGTCATTGAACCGAAGACGCAGAGCCCCACGCCGCAGCAGCTCGAGATCGCGACGCTGGCAGAGCAGTGCAGGACAGACATGCTGTCTACCTGGGGTGAGGTGATCAGCGAGGCTCTCTCGGCGATGACGTTCGGATTCTCGCTGATCGAGAAGACCTACAAGGTAAGGGGTGGTGACAGTGAGTCGGCTCTGTTCCGGTCGCAGTATTCGGACGGCCGGATCGGCTGGAAGGATCTGCCACTGCGCGCCCAGGAGACCGTCTCGCGTTGGATCTTCGACAAGTCATCGGGGCGAGTGACGGGACTGGAGCAGCGCGCGGCGCCGTCGTACCGGGCAACGCTGATCCCCATGACCAAGCTGCTGCACTTCCGCATCCGCTCGCACAAGGGCAACCCCGAGGGCCGCTCACTGCTGCGCAACGCCTACCGCCCATGGTTCTACGCCACGCGCCTGCAGGAGATCGAGGCGATCGGCATTGAGCGAAACACCGCCGGCCTTCCGGTGATCACTCTGCCTGTGCGGTTCTTCACGAGCGGCGCCACCGCCGACGAGCGCGCCGTCTTGGAGGAGGCCAAGCAGACGGCCCGCCGTCTCCGCATGGATTCTATGGCTGGTCTTGTCACGCCGGCACCAGAGGAGCGCGGGGAGAAGACGGGCTACGGTGTTTCGCTCATGTCATCGAGCGGAAGAAGCTTCGCGGACACTGACCCGATCATCCGGCGCTATGAGTCGCGTGCGGCAATCGCGACGCTGGGGGAGTTCGTCCTGCTCGGGATGGACAAGGTTGGATCGTTCGCCCTGTCGTCAAATAAAAGCGAGTTCTTCGCTCTCGCTCTTTCGGCAATCGCGGACGACCTCTGCGACTTGTTCAACCGCGACGCGCTGCCGGAGCTCGCGCGCCTCAACGGGTTCGCCCCCGAAGACGCACCGATCCTCAAACACGGCGACATCCGCCAGCCTGACGTTGAGAAGCTGATGCAGTTCGTCGTGCAGGGCGTGCAGGGCGGCGTCATCACTCCCGACGAGAAGCTCGAGCAGTTCGTACGCGACTACGGGTCGCTGCCGGCGAAAGAGGGCGTCGGTGCCGCGCTCGCCGCGGCCGCAGCAGCAGGCCGGTACCCCGCCGGGTCAGACTCGCCAGAAACAACTTGACGCGTTTTCTTGGCCCGTAACAGGCTCGTGACTGATGAACGACAAGACATGCTCAATCTCAGCGAAGATCCTCAAGATCGACGACGAGAAGCGCCAGATTACCGGCTGGGCGAACGTCACCACGAACGCAGACGGCACGCGCGTTGTCGACTCGCAGGGCGACATGATCCCGGTCGACGTGTTGGAAAGCGCCGCGGCCGAGTTGATCTCTGCGGGCAGTGCGACCCTCGGGTCGATGCACGAAGCTGTCGCCGGCCAGATTATAGAATCGATGGTTGTTACGGCGGAGAAGCGCAAGGCGCTCGGATTCGGCGAAGGCCCCGAGGGCTGGGCGATCACTGCCCGCGTCGACAGCGACGAGGCATGGGCCGACGTGAAGTCTGGCAAGCGTGCCGAGCTGTCGATCGGCGGATCAGCGGAGAGAGTCAGTGGCTAGCACCCTGCGCAACCTGCGCCTCTTTGAGGTGTCCCTCGTGGACAAGGGTGCCAACCCTGGATCGAAGGTCGTTTTGTTCAAACGCGCCTCGGGCGCAAAGGTGATCAAGTCCATGACGCTAGATGAAGCCCTTGCGAAGCTGCCCGATGACGTCAAGGCCGTGATCGTTGCGGCCCTCGCCGAAAAGGCCAAGCCGGCCGCGGACGCCCCCGCTCCAGGCGAGGACATGGCGAAGCGTGCCGACCTCCCCGAGGACGTGCGCAAGGCTCTCGCCGAAACCGCCGACCTAAAGAAGCAGCGCGACGAGAGCAACGAGAGAATCGCCAAGCTCGAGCGCGACCGCGATCGCAGCACCATGATCGCGAAGGCTCGATCGTTCGGCGTGGTCCCCGGCTACACGGCCGAGGAGCTCGGCGGCCTGCTGCATGAGGCAACCGAGAAGCTGGAGGCCTCCACTGTCGCGCGTCTTGAGAAGCACCTGCGCGGCATGGCCGAGATCGTCAAGGCAGGCGGTGTATTTAGCGAGGCCGGCAGCTCGGCCACCGGTGGGGCACAGAGTGCCGGCGACCAGATCACGGCAATCGCCAAGGCCCTGCGCGAGAAGTCACCGGAGCTCTCCCTGGAGAAAGCGTACACCGTGGCGCTCAAGCAAAACCCCGAGCTTCGCAAGCAGATGAGAGCCGAGACCCGCGCGCAGTAAGAGACCGAACGCAGAGAACGCCGATCAGTCGGCACGAATTGGAGATCTAGATCATGGCAACTTCGTCCCCCGGTGTCGTTGTATCCCTGACCGCAGCTGCCGACCTGTCGGCCAAGCAGGGCCTTATGATGAAAATCTCGGCGGCCGGCGCCGTGAACACCGCGGGTGACGCAGAGGACGCGCACGGCGTGCTCCTCAACAAGCCGACGAGCGGTCAGGCTGCCTCGGTTCAGATCTCCGGAGTCGCCAAGGTGATCGCCGGCACCGCGATCACTGCCCCGGACAACGTTGGCGTTGATTCGTCCGGCCGCGTGGTTGCTCCTAGCGCGAGCGACAAGCTTGTGGGGGTCGCCATCACGGACGCCGGGGCGGCGGGTGATTGGGTCGAGGTAATTCTCGGCTATCGCGGCGTTGAGTAAGCAGCAGCACAAACAAGATCGAGAACGGCGCCGCAGCGCGCCAGTGAGGGACCCAGACCATGCCTATTCTTGCTCCTGGCGACGTGCACGTTGACGAAGCTCTGACGAACGTCTCTGTTGCCTACTTCCAAGACCAGAGCGTGTTCGGCTCTGCTCGTCTGTTTCCGGTCGTGCCCGTGGCGAAGAAAACAGACAAGTATTTCGTCTGGGACAAAGCGTCGCTCTACAAGACCGAGGCGAAGATGCGCGGCGCCGGGGCCGTGTCCCCGATCCGCGAGTCCACCCTCAGTTCTGACTCGTACAGCTGTGACGTCTGGTCTGTCCGAGAAATGATCGAGGAGCAGGCCGAGGCGAATGCCGACGCCGCGGTCAAGCTCGAGGAGACCAAGACCCAGGCCGTCATGCAGGATCTCATGTTGCGTCGCGAGATCGACTGGTGCACGACCTACTTTGCAGCCTCGGTGTGGACGACCGAATACACCGGCATCGCCTCTGGTATTCCGAGCGCCACCCAGTGTCTGCAGTGGGACCAGTCGGGATCAACCCCGATCGCGAACATGCGGGCGGCGTTGCGTGCGGTGCAGACCATGACCGGCTACATGCCGAACCGCGCAGCAATCTCAGGCGCCGTGTTCGATGTGTTGGCAGATCACCCAGACATCCTTGGGCGCATTCAGTACACGCAAAAGGCCGTCGTCACTGCGGACCTGATCGCCAGCCTGATTGGCGTCAAGGAACTGGTCGTGCTCGAGGCCGTGCGCAACACTGCGAACGAGGGCGCCACCGCGGCATACTCCTCGATCAGCGGCAAGCACTTCCTGTGCTGTTACGCTCCGGACTCGCCCGGGATCAACATCCCGTCGGCCGGCTACACGTTCGGCTGGACCGGCCTCAAGGGCATGAGCGCCATCGGCACTCGCATCAAGCGCTTTGAAGTCGCAGAGCGCGCGGCGGAGTTCATTGAGGGCGAGGCCGCATGGGACCACAAGCTTACGGCGGCTGGTCTCGGTGCGTTCATCAACGGCGCCATCGCCTAAGGACTGATCGTGCTCGTGGCGCTTAGGCATATGCAGGTAGCCGGGCGCCTCGTGCGTCCCGGCGACCCTGTCCCAGAGGCCGAGAAGTGGCCGAACCTGCGCCACTATCTCTCGTGCCGATGGGTTGCGCGCGTGAAGGACGCGCCAGCGCCGACCCCGCCGGTTTACGATGTAGTCGCGATGGATGCGGCCGGCGCACCAGCAGACGAGCCACACCAGACAGAGGAGCGCACACACAAGCGCAAGCGCGGCCGGGGGTAGCCTATGACCTGGACTTACAGTACCGCGCTGACGACCTCGCGTGACAAGATCCGGCTGCGCGTCGGCGACACCGACACGAACGATCAGCTTCTATCGGACGAGGAGATCGCCTACGTGCTCACTGAGCGCACCACCGTCTCTGGCGCCTCGGCCGAGTGCGTGCGCCGCATCTTGGCCAAGCTCGCGCGCAAGACAGACCGCAGCGCCGTCGGCCTGAGTTCCTCACGGAGCCAGCTGACGCAGCACTACCGCGACCTGCTGCGTGACCTGGAGCGCGAGGAGTGCGCCTCTGCCTCGCCGCAGCTCGTCGGCGTCGCACAGTCAGAGGTCGACAGCGAAAACGCCGACAGCGACTACAACGGCCCGCAGTTCACGATTGGCCAGGACGACCCC